TCTGTCCTTTACTTGCGTTTTTGGAGTGTACACCCTTTCGTTTCCTTTTAATGCTTTTAAAAGCGCTTGTAATAACTTTACGAGCCATTTATTTATTTTTTTCAAATTGAATGAATTTATATACAGTAAAACTTATTGCTAGAATTAAAGAAACTAGCGTTAATATTTCGTTACAATCAGTTACGCTGAATGCTATTGCTGAACTATTGGCTAACCCTACTTGTAGAGTATCTTTTACTTCTGTCATTTTGTTTTGTTTTTTTATCTAAGTAAGTCTTTAGCTTAGTTACGTTCTTAGTTTTTGGTTTATAGTGTTTCTTCATTAGTAATCAGAAGCGTTTAAAAAGTTTCTCAATGTAAGTTTAGTTCCTTGTCGCATTGGTCTTTCAAGATTCATCCCATTGTAATACGCATTTTGGTCTGGGTTTACATCTGCACCACTATTAGTATTGTATTCTGGGAAGCTAGTAGTGTTGTTAGTTACATATTCAATTAGACGTTCTGTGTAATACTCTGATGTATTCCTGATTTCTTCTCTAAGGTGTTGAGCTTCTTCCGTACTTAAAGCCGTTCCTGTTTCTGAAGTCTTAGAATAGATATTGCCGTTTTCTATCTTAAATCTTAAAAAAGGTATAGCGTGATAAAATGCCCAATTCGGTAACATGTCTCCAATATAGTCATCAACTAAAGTTTTGTATGCTTCATTCCCTACATTACCTATTGTACCTGCGGTAATTAAACTTTCTAGCTTTTTATAAAGTGTAGTTCCTAGTTTAGTTTCTACATACAATTTTTGTGCCTGTAATACATAAGGCAATAGTAAGTCTGTACTTACATTTAAGTTGATTGCAGTGCTATCTTTTAGCTTTGCTTCTGATATAAATAATACGTATGCCATAATTATCTTGGTTTTAAAAAGCCGTTATTTTTCATTCTTTTAGGTGCTTTTGCTACTAGTCCGCTATTTCTTCTTAAAGTAAAACCTTCACTAATAGCTTTTACATCTGATATTATTTGACTGCTTTTAATATTAGACTTAGCATTTCTTAATGAAGTTTTATACACGATTCTTCTGAAGTAGTGATGACAATTACCTCCTCCTTTAAAAAGCCAGATTGAGTAAGTTGCACTATTTCCTTTTGGTCCCCAGCCTTTATTTACAGGTTTATTTGTTAAAGCTAATAAATCTTCTTTTCTATAAACTTTTTTAGCTGAAGTCATAAGTCTGCAAAACTCTCTAGTTTCACCTTGTTGACTTAAAGCATTATCTTTAGTGTACATATATCTAACTTTGTAATAGTCATTATAAGACTTATTTACTCCATCTTGTACACTTCTTGCATTAGGTCTAGCTGTTCCTGTTGATGCTAGTTCTGTTTTACCATTAGCAATATTATTTAGTTCTGCTTCAAAGTCAAAATCTTCGTGTTCATCTTCAACTTTTTCTTCATCTACTATTTCCCAATCTTCAGGTACTTCTTCTCCAAATTCTTCAATAAAACTTTCTAACTCTGTAAAATCATTTTCTGTTTTTTTACAGTTACATTTTTTTAAGTTAGTTGCTTCTGAATGGTCTTTACAAGCCATGTAAACAGTTTGCCCTTCTAAGTCGTGTTCGTGATACCCTTCACAACCTATTGTCTTAGCGTGTGCTTCAGCTTCTTCTATTGTAGTAAATACAGGTTGTCCGTCTACCGTTCCTGCCTTAGATAGTTTAACGTCTTGTTCTACTGTATCTTCATCTCCTAAAGGTTCAAGCCCTAAGTCAGCCCTTATTTCGTCAATCGTCATTACTTCTCTAATCGTCTTAGAATCAAATTGTACTGTAATAGGTTTTAATTGTACAAACTCTACAGGTAAGTCTATATTGTTTACTGAGAATATAGTTTGCAAAGTGTTTAAGATGTTTAATTGAAAACCTCTTACCACTGTATTTTGATAGAAATTCGCTGCATTAATAAGTTCGTCAGCATTACTAGAAAAACCATTGTTTGTATCAATACCCATTAAAGTTTTAGATGTAATTCTGTGTGCTGCACAAATATTAGAAACTAATAATTCTTGGAGTGCTAAATATTGCTTGTCTGCATCTGATACGCTTATAGGTGTTATTTCTGGTGTTCTAGTCTTATCGTCTGAGAATGTTAATACAAATTTACCCGAGTTAGAAGCACCTGTAAATTTCTCTACTAAACTTTGTTCTATTTGTCTTCGTTCTTCTTGTGTCGGTATGCCATTTGCGAAACTTACAAAGTAAGAACCTGCAAAACCGTTCTCTATATTGTTTAAGTGAAACTCAGCTACCTTTTGGTCAACTAAAGCCCAATTGCAACCAGCTATGTAATCTGGTGTATGATATACGTCCATATTAGGACTGTAAGCACCTGAATAAATTAACTGACTTCCTGAAGTTCTATCATTAACATTAAAAGCAGCTACAGGGTAAGGTTTATTTGTTCTAGTATTAGACCAATCAGCACTAATAAAATAAGTGTCAATTTGCCCTAACTCGTTTGGTCTTCCTGCTCTTACCCTCTCTACTGGCACGTGATACAGTTCAACGATTTCTGTTCGTTCTCTATTCCATACAACGTGTATAGCGTAAGCCCCCTGAAGTTTAAAATCAAAAGCAACTTTCTTAATTACTTGGTGTAAACTTTCATTAGAATTTGCGTGTCTTAAAAACTTCTTTAATTTAACATAAGTTTCTAAATTTATAGCGTCTTCTTCTTTAGCTACTAAGTCTTCACCTGCTATCATTTCTGAAGTCTGATTAACGATTGCAGCGTGTGTGCTAGAATTGTAATATAAGTCAATTAAGAACTGCGGATAGAGGTTTCTCCAGTCTTCTGTTCCGTATTCTATATAGTCACGACCTCTTACTTCTCTTACGATAGGTGCAGTTGATGTTTCTAAGTTTATACTAAGTATGTTTTCCATTTTATAAGTTTGATAAATAAGTATTTACATTAGCGGTAAGTTTCGTGCTTTCTGTATCATATATTTGTATTTCGCTAATAGTTCCGTCATAAGCGTTTGTATCAGGGTTTCTTACTCCTATTGCATCAATATTTGCAGTTCCCGCTAAAGTTTCTGTATCAGTTTGTGCTACGCCATTAACATAAAGTGTAACTAAGTTAGAAGCGTTACGAGTAACTACTAAATAATTGTCTGCCGTTAAATCTCCGTCATTAACATCAATATCAACGTGTGAGCCATCTGTTTTAAACCTTAATCGTGTGCTACTAGTTATTTTAAAAAATTCATTGTTTATTGTATTATCTCCTAAAACAATTACATTATTTAAAGCAGGGAATAATCTTAACCCTAAAGTAAACGCACCTGACAATTCTATATCTGTTCCTGTTTGTAAATTTTGTGTAGCTGAAGCGTCAAAGTCAATAGCACCTGAATTGTAAGCAGGTTGTTCACTAGCTGTAGCTTGTACCATATTAAAACTATTAGAAGAACTATCAGCCCAAGCAGAAACATCAGAACCATTTAATGTAATTCCTGTTTGATATTTATACCACGCTTCTAAACCTGTTTCATCAGAAGGTTTCCAACTTCCTAAGTTCTTTATTGTGTTTAAACTTAATGCTTGTTTAAGTGATAACATATCTTATGTAGTTACGCCTTCGTGGTAACCAATTCCAATTCCGCTAGTCAAAGTAATTGCAGTTACGTTCATAAATAATGTTGTGCCTGCAGGTAAAGTAGTATGTAAAGCAGCTTCACCTGTTGCGTCTGCTACAGTTATTGAAGCTACAACAGTTTCTACAGGGAAGTAAACACAATACCAATCTTTTGAAGTTTGTGCTGCTGTTGTGAATATTTCTGTACTACCGTTTTTACCTAGTTGCTCTGTTAATAATTGTTGTACGTTTTCTATTGCCATTTTTATTTTATTTTATTGTCCGTAATATATATAATTCGTTTCTGTCGGTGCTTCTCTCTGAGTGTATTGTACTTGCTCCGTTCCGTCTTTTTCTGCTAGATACATTTTACCCTTAGTAACTAATCCCTGTACTACTCCTTTATCATTAGCAGCAGGGCTTAAAACGTCATTTTCAGTAGCAGGTGCATTACCTGAAGAAACAGTTACTGTTCCTATCCAACTAACTTCGTAAATTTCATACTTATAATATCCAGCTGGGAATAACTTTAATTGCCCTGTATAGATATTTGGTGTAGAGTAACCTATATTAATATTAGTATATCTATCCTTAATAAGTTCTGTATTACCGTAAGCATAATAAACAGATTTGTCTAAGTCATTAGTAAATTTAACTAAGTGCCTTATTTGAGTAGAAGCTACAGAAGTGTCTATGCGGTTATCTTCAGTTTGCACATATATTTTTATTTCAGTTTCTGTTGTTGCTTGTATCATAGTTAGTTTGTCTGTTATATAATAGAAATACTTTGAATTTATTTGCTTTAAAAGAAAAAGGAGTGCGTTAGCACCCCTCAATCAAGAATATATAAGAAAACTAATTAAGATGTAGTAGGGAAAGTTCCTGCTTCATTAACAAAACCACTTTGGTCCCATGGAACTGTAGTATAATCTTCTAAGAATGCAAAAGGCAAAGCCTCTAAGCCATCGAATGTAAGAGTGTAACCGTTTCTGTCTCCGAAAGCAGCACCACTATCCATAGTACCTGCATTAAGTTCTAATCCGTTAGCCATTCCTAACGCAATAAATACATCGTGTCCGTTAGCTAATTGTTGGTTTAATTGTGCAAAAATTCTTACTTTAGATTTTCCTAACAATTTAATTTCGTTCTGGTCTTCTTTAGTAAGTTTATTTAGCATAATATTTACAGTTGGAGTATAGAAAATTGTTCCGTTCTCTCTACTACCTGTAATTGTATCAGTAACTGAAGCTACGCCTAAAGGCATAACATATTCATAAATAGTTGTAGCGTTCCAATCTATTGCGTCAATTTCTAATTTGTTAGTTGCGTCATAAGTGTAAGATACATTTTCATCAAATACAGAAAAGAATATTTTCTTTACCCCCCCCGATATGCGATTACAGTCTAAACCTCTTCCGCGTGTAAGTGCCGTGCAACTCATTTTATTTGTTTTTTTAGGTTAAGGGAGTGAGTGCCTAAGCACCCACTTCCGTATTATTTATTTTATTATGATTGTCTTACGATATCAGCTCCAACTCCTGTTTGAACTCCTGCTGAGTAACGAGCAACTAATCTCATATTGTCGCTTCCGTCTAAAGCAGCCATGTCCATCAAAGTGATTCTAGTAGCGTCACTTAACAGGTCAGTTCCAAAGAATAAGTTAGACTTTTCTGCTGCTACTAATTGGTTGTCTAACATTCCGTTACAAACTGCGATTTTGTACCCTTCAAATACAGGTTGGTAATCACCATTCATATTGTAAGCATTAACATACCCTAAAGTAGATACTGCTGAAATATATAAAGCGTAAGTTTTAGGACTCATGTAAATGTGTAAGTCTTCTTTTCTTAAAGTTGCAGAAATATTAGTTGCCATGTTTTCAGTTAATCCCTGTAAGTTAGCGATAATGTTAGCCGCAGTATAAGCTGCTGAAGCTGCGTCTTGGTGAACTGTTGCATCTGCATTTGTTCCTGTAGGCATTAAGAAACCGTTAGTGTTTAAGAAACCTTGAAATTTACCTGCTCCTCCGTCTCCATTCCAAATACTTTCTTCAGTTCCTTGTGCTATGATTTCACCCATGTAAGAAATAACGTAGTCATCAAAAGATGCTGGAGGTGGTGCGCCTGCTCCTGCTCTCATTTGTAAAGCCTCCCATGAATCTAAGAGAGTCGACTTGCATAAGTCAAGATTAATCTGTAGATTTTTAGGTTCTAATACCTTTTCTGTAAGTGCTAAAGTACCTGCGTCAGTGAAATCGCACGTGCTATTCTGAATTACTCCGCTGCCCGCCATACGTTGTATATTACTCTTAAATTTGATATTTTCTATCATAGTTAAGTAGTCTAATGAATTTGCTTGCTTTAAAGCTGCTGAGATGTAGAATCCTGCTGCTTTTCCTGCAAAATTGCTTGTTGTTGTAAAAGCCATGTTTTTTGTTTTTTTTAATTAATATTATTTATTTAAATCGTGTAAGAATTTTTCTCTTCTTGTCATTTTGTTATATTCTGCTCTAGATACAGGTTTTCTGTCTGAACTGAATTTATTTACATCTAAAGGAGCTGATGCAGGTTGTGCAGCTAACTCAGTTTTTAATCTTTCGTTTTCTTCTTTTAACTTAGTCAATTCATCTTCTGCTGAAAACTCAACTACCTCTGTAGTTTTTATAGACTTAGGGTTAGTAGATGGTTCTGTTTCTTCTGACATTTCTTCAACTTCGTCATCACCACCAACTTTTTCTTCTTTAAGTTTAGCTACTGCGATTTCTAGGTTTTCAATTCTTTTCTCCATACCCTTCCAATCTGCAACATCAGCTTCTTCGTCATAATCTTCTTTTTCATCTTCGTCTGCTAATACTGTTTCTTCTGATAAGTCTTCTTCTTCAACTGTATCTACTTCTTCAGTTTCTGACTCAATTACTTCAGCTACAATACCTTCTTCTTCAACTCTAAAAGATATGCCTGTGTCCGTTTTGTACGTTCCAACAGGAAGTAAAATTGTAGTTCCGTCTTCCGTCAAAACTGAAATATCCACTCCTGCTTCTAATTCTTCAGCAGTTGAAACGAAAATAGTTCCATCTTCTGATTTTGCTTGCCATTCTAACTTAACTGTTTCTTCTTTGTTAAGACCTAAGGCAACTAAGATTTGTTCTTTAATGTCCATAATTTCTTTTTAGTTTTATTAGTGTTTGTAGTATATAATAGATAAACTATTACTTTGTTTGATTTTGTCTAATTATTTCGTTTAGTGCCGATAAGATTTCTTCGTTTGTAGGCTGTTTTTTTTGCATAGCTTCATATTTTGAAGTAAAAAAGCCTTCAATTGATAGCCCCTTAACATCACCTGTTTTCACCTTTTCCCATAGGTCAGGATTAGTTATAGACATTTTCACCATCCAAGTTCCTGCAGGAAGTGAATATCCGTAAAGTGTAGACTTATCGGTTTTACTATCTTCAATAATCCAGCTTTCTACTGTTAAAACTCCACTAACTCTTTCTTCGTGCTGATATGTTGCTTTATGATGATTATTGTTTTTTAAATAACTATATGCACACCTTTTTACAGTATCTTTACTAAAATAAACATAATAGTCTGAATCTGTATCAGCGTCATATCGGTAGATATTTTTTAAAGGGATTAAAGCAGGTGAAATTATTTCTTGTTTTTCAGAATCTATTTTAGCAAGAGTTAAGTTGTTTTTAGCTTTACTCATGTAGACCATATTCTCTTCAATCGCAGGTGCTGACACTAAACTTATAGCATCAATAGCCAAAGATTCATTAGATTCATCAATAACTAATTCTACTATTTTAGTTTCTTTAATTTCTTCGTAATAGTCTTTGTTGGCTTCTTCACATTCAGCAACTGAGTCGTAAGTACAGCTTCCTGTCTTACCCCATTTATATTTCCCGTTTTCACATTTTTCGCATGGTGGCATAGTATATAATATATTTAGTTAATTTTTATTTGATTTTTGTTTTTTTGTTATTTAACATAATATTTTTAAGTTGGCTAGGCTATATCTAGTGTTTTAATTTTATATTGTTTTTAATAGTAATATACTATAAGTGATTAAAAATGCCTTAGAACGCTTTAAAATACTTAATAGCTATATTGTAGCCCTACGTCTAATATTGGCTAATTGATTCTGACTATTAGTCATTTCGTCGGTTACAACATAAGCTCTAGTTGGTTCAGGTTCTAATCCTCCTGACAAGTCAAAAGCTCCTGACATCATTTGTGGTGCAGGTGTAGCAGGTGCTGCAGGTGCTGAAACAGAACCGCCCCCACTTGCATTTTCAGAAGTTGTTGAAAGTATTTTATTTATAGAAGTTGCTCCCATTACTCCAGTTGCTATTGCTTGTACTAAATTAAAAGGTGCAGGAACATTAGCCATTGTATTCATAATTGCTTGTTGAGTACTAAAAATTGTCTTTGCTACTGCTACTGCTTTTTGGGCTGCTTCACTTTCTCCTGCTAGTTTTTCTGCTGCTGCAAAGCCCATTCCAATCATTTTTTCTTTTTCTTTTTCTTTTAGTTTTTCTAAAGCCAATTCTTTTTTAGCTAGTTTTTCTGCTGCTGCAATTCTTATTTTAAATTCTTCGTCTGTTTCATCTTTTATCCTTTTTAATTTAAAATCTGTAAACGCTTGTAAGTCTAATTTTTCTGACGCTAGTCTTTCTTTTTCTGCTGCTTTGTTGTTGGCTGCTATTTCATTTGTCA